TCTGGATTAGCAATTATGGCAAATCAAAAACACTTGTATACTCCAATTCAAAAACAATCAAAAATAAGCATTAACTTTGCAAGATATAACAATACTAGCTCAGTGAGTCAATTAGTTAATAGATGAAAGAAGTAGAAATAAACATTCAAGCTGCTGCCTTCCCTGACCAGTTTGCTTCAGACGCTGTAAAAGACACAGTAGAATACGGTTTACAAATAGGACAAGCTATTCAATACGAATGGTTTCGCAGGGATAACGGATCGTGCAGATTCTATAATCAATCAGCTGAGTTCATGCGCTTGCGTTTGTACGCACGAGGTGAGCAATCAATAGCAAAATATAAAAATGAATTAGCTATAGATGGTGATTTATCATACTTAAACTTAGACTGGAATCCAGTTCCTATAATTCCAAAATTTGTAGATATAGTTGTAAACGGTATGGCCGATAGATTGTTTAAAGTAAATGCTTATGCTCAAGACGCCATGTCGGCAGAAAAGCGAAGTGAATTTCAGGAAACTGTGGAAAGGGATATGATAGCCAAACCTTTATTCAATCAAATAGAAACCGACATGGGTTTTAATTTGTTTTCTACAAATCCAGATGAACTACCAGAAACAGATGAAGAAATGGAGCTGTACATGCAAATGAAGTACAAACCAGCTATAGAAATTGCCGAAGAAGAAGCTATAAATACCTTGTTTGATGAAAATCACTATAATGACATTAGAACCAGGGTAGATTACGATATTGCTACTATTGGTATAGGTATTACAAAACATCAGTTTCTTGCGGGTCAAGGCGTAGTTATAGATTATGTAGACCCAGCAAATGTAGTTTATAGCTACACAGAAGACCCTTATTTTAAAGATTGTTTTTATTGGGGCGAAATTAAAACTGTTCCTATGACGGAACTTATAAAAATAGACCCAAGTCTTACAAATGAGGATTTGGATAAAATTGCTAAGTATAGTCAATCATGGTATAATTATTACAATAATCAGCAGTTTTTTGAAAACAGTATGTTTTATAGAGACACAGCTACTATATTATATTTTAATTACAAAACCACTCATTCGTTTGTGTATAAAAGAAAAAAGCTAGCAGACGGTTCTTATAAAACAGTTGAGAAGGATGACCAATTTAATCCACCAGTAGAAATGATGGAGGAAGGAAATTTTGAAAGGGTGGAGAAAAAAATTGATGTATGGTACGATGGTATTATGGTGATGGGAACAAATATAATGTTGAAATGGGAGCTTTCAGAAAATATGGTTAGACCTAAATCATCAAATCAATTCGCTATGCCAAACTACATAGCTTGTGCGCCTAGAATGTACAAAGGTGTATTTGAAAGCTTAGTGAAAAGAATGATTCCGTTTGCAGATTTAATTCAAATGACTCATTTAAAAATTCAACAAGTTGTCTCTAGAGTTGTACCAGACGGTGTGTTTATAGATGCTGATGGATTGAATGAGGTAGATTTAGGAACAGGTAACGCTTACAATCCAGAAGACGCATTAAGATTATATTTTCAAACAGGTAGTGTTGTAGGTAGAAGTTATACGCAAGATGGAGAGTTTAATAACGCAAGGGTACCTATTCAACAACTTACAGCTAATAGCGGCGCGAGTAAAATGCAAATGTTGATTCAAAACTACAATCACTATTTAGATATGATTAGGGCTGTTACCGGATTAAACGAAGCGCGTGATGGCTCGACACCAGACCCTAACTCTTTAGTGGGTGTACAAAAGTTAGCAGCATTAAATAGTAACACAGCAACGCGACATATACTCGACGGCAGCTTGTATATCACTCGTACTTTAGCTGAATGTTTATCTATTAGAACTGCGGATATATTAGAATTCGCAGATTTTAAAGATGAATTTGCTATGCAGATAGGTAAATATAATTTAAAAATATTAGAAGATATAAAAGAATTGTATATATACGATTTTGGAATATTTATCGAGTTAGCGCCAGACGAAGAAGAAAAAGCATTGCTAGAAGCTAATATTCAAATGGCTTTATCCAAACAAGATATTAATCTTGAAGACGCTATTGATATACGTGAAATTAATAACTTAAAAATGGCAAATCAATTATTAAAGTTAAAAAGAAAACAAAAACAAGATCGAGAGCAGCAAGCAAAAATGCAAGAACAACAAGTGGCAGCACAAATGCAAATGCAAGCGCAACAAGCAAAAGCACAGACAGAAGCTCAACGTATACAAATGGAGTCTCAAGCTAAAATTCAATATAGGCAAGCAGACATAGCTTTTGAAATAGAAAAACTTAAAGCCGAAGCTGAACTTAAAAGAAATTTGATGGCAACTGAATTTGAGTTTCAAATGCAAATAAAAGGAGTAGAGCAAGACGGTTTACAGATGAGAGAAAGTAATAGGGAAAAAGCTAAAGACAATAGAATAAGCCAACAATCTACACAACAATCAAAATTAATTGAACAGAGAAAAAATAATCTACCGCCAGTAAATTTTGAATCAAATGAAGATAGTTTAGATGGTTTTGATTTGGCTGAATTTGAACCTAGATAATGTTTGATAATTTTAATTGGCATAAATACAAAACAATTAAATACCCTGCTGACAATTCTTTAAAAACATTAGGGGAAATAAAATCTCTTGCATCAAAACCGTTAGATAAAGAGTTTGCATATAAGTTTGATAATATATTTAAAGTATTTAAAAACTTATTTACTAATCGCACAAGAAAGTTTCCAAACGAATTAGTTCAAGATATTATTACACATAGTAGAAAACCTATTATGAAAATAAAAAACTATCACGACAGGAAAAGACCGAACGTGGTTGCTAAAGAATTTTCTATAAATTTACCATATGTAAAAATGGAGTCAGCTCAAACACCTGCGTTCCCTTCGGGTCATTCAGCTCAAGCTTTTTTACTTAAAGAAGTATTGAGTGATATGTATCCAGAGATGACACCAGAGTTTGAAAAGGCAGCACAGAATATATCTAAAAGCAGAATAATGGCAAATGTTCATTATGAGTCTGATAAAAAAACTGGTGAGCAACTAGGAATGGATTTGTATAACTACTACAAAACCATCTAAAATAAATATAAATAATTGTATAACTTTGTAAAAAATTTAATCTAATGGAAATAAAAGTAAAAGACATAGGCTTGTCTGAAGAAAAGTCTAAAGCAGAAATAGAACAAGAACTTCTTGAAAAGCATGAAGAGAAGTTTGAGGAATCAGCAGAACCAGCACAAAAGGCAGAGAAAGTAGAAGTAGTTGAAGAAAAAAAAGAAGAGGTTGTTGCTGAAGAACCTGTAGAAGAAAAAACTCCCTCGTCAGAGTTAAGTGACGAAGACGTTCTTACATATATTAAAAATAGGTACGACAAGGAGATTACTTCAGTAGATGATTTGTTAGCTGAAAAAGAATCAGCTCCCGAATTACCTGAAGACGTTTCTATGTATTTAAAATACAAACAGGAAACGGGCCGTGGTATTTCAGATTTCTATAAAACACAAAGAGATTTTGACACCATGGATGATGATTCTTTGATAGCTGAATTTATTGCGCACAATGAAGAAGGATTGGATGCAATAGATATTCAGGATATTATGGATGATAAATTTGGTTTTGACGAAGAACTAGATGATCCAAAAGATATCAAAAGAAAAAAACTATCAAAGAAACGTGAGCTTGCAAAAGCAAGAAAATTTTTGAACGAACAAAAAGATAAGTATAAAGTTCCTCTTGAGTCAAGTGGGGATGGATTATCTGCAGATCAGCAAGAAAATTTAAATGCTTACAAGAAATATATCGACGAATCTAATACTATTAAGGAGGCAGCAGAAAAGCGCTATGATTATTTTCTCAATAAAACTAAAGAAGTTTTTGCTAATGATTTCAAAGGTTTTGATTTTACATTAGGAGAAAACAAATATACCTATAAGCCTGGCACTTCTGAAGAGCTATCAAATACTCAGTCTGACATAAATAATTTTGTCAAAAAATACACTGATGAAAATGGCTTAATGAAAGATGCAGCTGGTTATCATAAAGCTTTATCAGTAGCGATGAACCCTGAAAAGTTTGCACAATACTTTTTTGACCAAGGTGTTTCCTCAGCCGTAGATAATGTTACAAAAAAATCAAAAAACATTAACATGGAAATGAGACAATCACCGCAAGTTACAATAAAAGATGGGCGTAAAATCAGAAGCATCGGCAACCAAAGTAGTGGAAGAGGACTCAAAATTAGAAGTATTAAAAAAAGTTAAACATTTAAAATAATTAAAATTATGGCAGTAAATGCAGTCCCAGGATTTGACTTACAACCATCTGCGCAGCAGGTGCCACTAAGTACAAATTATATTACCAATTTTGATTTCTTGAATCAGTATCTACCAGATACATATGAAAAAGAATTTGAAAGATATGGTAACAGAACAGTAGCGTCATTCTTAAGAATGGTAGGCGCTGAAATGCCTTCAAACTCTGACCTTATTAAATGGGCAGAGCAAGGTAGATTACACGTTAAATACCAAGATTGTACATCAGGTTCAGCAGCAGGTGCTGGTACAAGAAGTGCGGTTTGGACTATTCCTAACAATACATCAAACTTTAACCCAGCTCTAGCAGGTGGCGCAAAAGCAGTATTAAGAGTAGGACAAACAGTAATGATCTCTGATAAGACTCCAGGGTCAAACCTTTCAAACAAAGGTATTGTCACTGTAGCTCCTACAGCTGGTAACCCAAATGTAGTTACTATTGCTTATTATGAAGCAACAGGGCAAGCAATGGGTGCAGGTGTAGCGTGTGATATTTGGATTTATGGTTCTGAGTTCAATAAAGGAACTAACGGAATGATTGGTTCAAACGAATCAGATGATTTAATTTTCGACAACAAACCGATTATCATTAAAGATAAGTACCAAGTATCAGGCTCTGATATGGCACAAATCGGTTGGATAGAAATTTCAGGTGAAGACGGAGTAAACGGATACCTATGGTATTTAAAGTCTGAGCACGACACAAGATTAAGATTTGAAGATTACCTAGAAACAGCTATGCTAGAAGCAGTACCAGCAGGTGCAGGTTCAGGTGCAGGTGATTTCTTACAAGGAACAGGTGCTGGTAATTCAGCAGCAAATCTTAACGGTTCTGACGGTGTATTCTTTGTTGTTGAAAACAGAGGTAATGTTTTTGGAGGTGGAAACCCACAAAACTTAGCTCAGTTTGATAGTATTATCCAAAGATTAGACAAGCAAGGTTCTATTGAAGAAAATGTAATTTTCGTAGATAGACAATTCTCATTCGACATTGACGATATGCTAGCTACACAAAACTCTTATGGAGCAGGTGGTACATCATATGGTTTATTTGACAATGATAAAGATATGGCTTTAAATCTTGGATTTACAGGATTTAGAAGAGGTTATGATTTTTATAAGTCTGACTGGAAATATCTAAACGATCCTACAATGAGAGGTGACTTAGGTGGTGGAGTAATCAACGGGTTATTAGTACCTGCTGGTTCTACTACAGTTTATGACCAAATACTTGGTAAAAACGCTAAGAGACCATTCTTACACGTGAGATATAGAGCTTCAGAAACTGAGGACAGAAGATACAAAACTTGGATTACTGGTTCAGCTGGTGGCGCAAGAACTTCTGACCTTGATGCGATGGAGGTCAACTTCTTATCTGAGAGAGCTGTTTGTACTTTAGGTGCTAACAACTTCTTCTTATTTAAGGATTAATATTTATTTATAAGTTTTACCCCTGCTTCGGTAGGGGTAGAATTTATTTTAACTTAAATTAAATTTAATAAAATGAAAAAAAACACAGTACACAAAGCCAAAGCCTATAGATTAAAGGGCGGCAAATCCCCATTAGCTTACATGTTAAGCTCACGTCACTCAGCACGTTCACCTTTACTATATTTTGA